GCTCCGACAATTGCCTTCACCATTTCTACGGCAAATTTGCCGAAGGCGTCTCTTTCTAATGGTCTGTGGGTGGCATCGTGATTTCGCCAGAGATGACAATGACTGGTGAGCCAGAGTACGGGGGTATCTATCCAGGGTTTTGCCAGAACAACAAGGACCCCGAAGGGCTCTCACGAATCACGGCAACTTGCCCCCAAGTATTTGGCAACAACACGACGCTTACGGATTGGGCATGGCCTTGCTTTTCTCCTGGTTCGAAGGTCTCACCTCCCGTGCCTGGTGAAGGAGTCTGGTTGATGTTTCAAGGCGGCGACGTCGAACATCCTGTTTGGTTGGGGGTGTGGAAGTGAGTTTGATTACACAGCAGGCACCGTTTTCGGGGGCTGTTCCGGCGAACCTAAGCATCAACTACACCAACCAACTTCTCGTCTCGGGATTTACCGGACTGCTTCTTTTTGAGACCACGACTGCGTCGGCTGCTCTCACTGTTCTTTCTGATGGTGAGGTCTCTGCCGCTGATGCGCTGAGCCCAGGCACGTATATTGTCTCCGGCGTTGTTTATGACAGCGCCAACAATTCAGGGCCGTGGTCCTTCACACTGACCGTGAGTGGGCCAGCAACACCACAAACGTCAGTCACGCCGTTTACATCTCCGCTTTCGACTGGCACTGAAGTCCTCGTGCCATTTCAAATCGATCCAGCGACGGGCGCTGTAGCCGTCATCTCCGATTACGTCAGCGTCATCAATCAGCACATTGCGACGATCATCATGACTCGTGGCGAAGAGCGCGTCATGCAACCGACTTTTGGTGCGGGAGCGGAATCGGCAATCTTTCAAGATTTGGATGGGCCTGATCTTTCGTTATTGATCGACAACATTCAAAGTCAATTAGCAACCTGGCAGCCCGAGATCAATGTTCTCGGTGTGACGCCAGCCCTCGTCCCTGGTTCGCCAACGACGGTTTCCATTACCGTGACATATTCGATAGCGTCAATTAACACGGTCAACTCGGTCACTGTCACGACTGGCGGAACAATTACCCAAGTAAGCGGTGGTGGAGCATGACGTTCATTGAAAACACGCCCCCAGCGGCGACTCCCGTAATCGACTATTCAAGTCGCGATTATCTGTCGATCTACAACGACCTGCTCGAACGGCGAAGCATCTACATGCCCGAGTGGACATCGACATCAACTGCCGACTTCGGAATTGCACTCATCCAAATGTTCTCCTACGTCGGAGACATCATTGGGTATTACCTCGACCGTCTTGCGGGTGAGGCCTTTATTCAAACGGCAACACAGCCTGTTTCGATCCTCAATCTGGCAGCGATGCTCGATTATCAGCCGACGCTATCTGTCGGCGCTTCAGTGAACCTCTTGTTGACTGTGAGCCCGTTGCTCGCCTCGACGTACTTCCCCTACACCGTTCCGGCGGGCACGCAGTTCTCAACGATAGGGACAGCAGCACAGGCGGCAATCATCTTCGAGACGACGCAGGCTGTTACATTTCCCAATCCAAATGGTGCCGGAACGACGTTGGCTGTTGCACTCACGGCAAACAGCACCTACACAGCGATCACTGTTGCCGCTGGTGGAATTAGCGAAGCGCTCTTTGTCGGTGATTATGTTGAAATTCTCAACACGCTTGCTACTCCATCAACTCAGTTGTTGGAAGTAACTTCAAATGCCAGTGTCGGTGCGACGGCGATTTCGGTCGCTTCGTTTGTCGCTAATGCGAACTACGCAATTGGTTCGCAGGTTGAATACACCGATCAAGCTCTTGTTCCGGCGGTCCAAGGCATCACCAACTTCACCGAAGCGGTGGGGACGTCCAATGGTTCGTTGAACCAACAGTTCTCGTTGCTCTACAACCCCGTGAGTGCTGACAGTTTTTCGCAAGGCGGCATCGTCACTGTTCTCGGGGCTCCAACTCTTGCACCGACCATCGTGTATGTCGATCTCGGGCTCGGACCACAACCGTGGACTTACGTCACCAACTTGGCGAACTATGGGCCTAATGCTCAGGTGTACACGAGCTTCGTTGATGCAGACGGAACTTTCTACATTGTCTTTGGCGACAGTGTGAACGGATTTGTGCCGCCTCTTGCTAGTCCGATTACCTGCACTTATGTAGTGAGTGACGGCGTAACTGGCAATGTGGGTGCCAATACAATTGTGAGTCCGGTTACAGCGCTCACCGGCATTTCGTGCACGAACCCGTTGCCAGCTAATGGCGGCATGGATGCAGAGTCGTTGACTTCAATTCAATTAAACGCACCGGCTTCTCTGAAAGCGCTCAATCGCGCTGTGACTGTGCAGGATTTTTCTACACTCGCTATTCAGATTCCTGGTGTGCAATGGGCGTCAGCGGTAGAGGTGACCTATCAGTTGGTCAACCTTTTTGTTGCCCCATTTGGTGGCGGGGCTCCGACTTCGGTATTGACTAGCTCGGTTGCGAGCTTTATCGATCCGCTCGTAATGGCAAATACGACGGTGACGCTTTTGTCGCCGACCTATGTGCCAATCAACATTTCGGCAAATGTCAGCATTTACCCGAACTACGGCAACACGGCTGTGCAACAAGCGGTCGTGAACGCTTTGAACAGTTTGCTCGCTTTGTCCAATACCGGCTTCGGCTTCCGAGTCTCGTTGGGTGCCGTCTACAACACCATTCTGAGTGTGGCCGGGGTCAATTACGCCAACCTCACTGTCCTTAATCGGTCGATGCTTGCGTTGACGACATCTGTTCTCACTAGCGGGCAGAGCTATAGCTCGATTCCGGTCAGTGCGTTGCCGCAGGCGGTCGCCAGCGGCGACACAATCGTTCTGAGCAACGGTGTTAGCACGCAGACACTGACGGCGAGCGGTGCGGCCTTGGCAGGGGCTGCGTCTGTTCCTGTTACCCCGTTCCTTGCGAACGCCACTTATGCCATTGGCTCGACGATCCAAGACACCACGCAGTTTGGCGATTGCGTGTTGCTTGCAAATGAGATTCCCGAGGCTCCCAATTCCTACGGGATTATTGTTTCCGGCGGGGTGGTGGGATCATGAGCAATATGGCTAACGCCATTACGTCCACGCTCAATGTTCAACCGTCCAACTACAACGGGCTCGAAGTTAGTTGGACACTTCCGAGCGGTAATTGGACTCAGCTTTATTTGCTTCGATCCTCGTTTGGGACGCCACTCAGCATATTTTCAAATGACGGTGTCGTGTTGCTCGAACAGACGAGCAACTTCTCGACGTCGTTCGTTAACGAACCGCTCGAATCAGGATTCTTCTACTACTACAGCATCATCGTCTATAGCCCAACACTGGGCGAGTACGTGTTGGCCGGAGCCGCACAAGGGCTCGTGCTCACTGAGTTCGATCTCGGGAGCACATTTCAGGCCTGGATGCCGGATTGGTACAACGAGCAAGATCAAGCCTTCATCACAACGCAACAGCCCGAAGGTCCATTAGAGCGGTTTCTCAATCTGTTGGGGTATGAAGAGGATTGGATCAAATCGGAAATCCAGTCTTTCTTCACGGCAACGAACATCGATCTTGCATCTGGTTATCTAATCCCGTTCATCGGTGGGAACTTCGATATCGATTATGAGCCCGAGTTAGGCATGACGCGCTCGCGTGCGCTCGTAAAGAACGCCGTCTTCCTTTACAAGTTCAAGGGGACGACGGGTGGCATTGCTGCCGCAGCTTCTTCGTTTTCAGGGTTCGGGTGTGAAGTCACTGCTGGCAAGAACCTTGAAATCCAGCTCGACGATTATGCGTTTGATCGTTCGACTGGGCACTGGGTTCCAGGGAATTCGAGCACGACCATTTCCAGGGAGGGCGCTGCAACTGCCGGGGTTTCTCCGGCGTACACCAGCTATGACCCGGCGACAACGAATGCAGGTTCGCCGTGGGTGAGTGGTCAGTTGTATTTGGCTGGCACCTACGTCACTGCTGTGGTTGGTGGCGTGACGTGTGTCTATTTCTCTATTCATACAGTCCAGAGCACGACATCGCCGCCTAATGATCGAACAAACTGGATTCCGGTCAACTATCTGCCGGTCAACAATTTCAACGTTGGGGTTATGTCGGGTAATGCCGCCACACCGCAGCCAATTTGGTTGACGACGTGTACCGAGGCCACAGCAACAACGCTCGGCATACCGGTGGCGCAGACAGCTACGCCGCCGATGTACGTCTTCAGTTATTACGTGCAACCACAGCAACAGACAACGCCGACTCTTCGTTCGTTTCTTGCACAGATCGATTGGTACAACATTTTCGGAGCGTTCATTAGCTCAACGGTTGGTTCTGCTGTTGCTGAAGTAGCAGACACATGGGTTCGCCCCTATGTCGTCGGTACGCCTCCGGCCGGTGCCTATTACTTTGGGCGCACCGTCAAATCTGTTCAGAGCATCACAGGCGACAATCATTTGTTCTGTGGCGCACAGAGCGAGATCAATACTCAGGCAACGCCGGGTCCTTCGTCGCTCGAACCACCAAGGGCCATCAAGCTCAATCTCTTCCCGTCGCGTCAGAACCTAATTCCAAATCCGGTCGGGCGAGCTGCTGCAAATTCTGGTGTATTTGGTTGGTCAACATCAAACGGGGCGTTCGCTGCTTCGGCCTTCATGGCGACACCGCCAGCAATTACATGGCCCGCCAATACCTCCTCTGGTTTCGTCATTACGACGTTCATTGGTGGAACGCAGGTTCCTGGTCCGGCGATGTTTGGTGCGATCATCCCAGGCATCAGCGGGCTCGGCTTCAGCATGCTCGGCGGCAATCTCTCGACAGGACCGGGGAATGTAATCAGCAGTCTGTTGATTTCCGTCAACGCCGGAGACCCGTATTCGCTGTCGGTTTATTTCATGGCCGCAACGGTCTCTCGCGAAATCCAACTCTCGATCACTTATTACAACGCAGCGGGACAGCTTCTCGCTCTTCCGGCATTTGCTGCATCGTTGTCGAGCGAACTTCTTTCGGGACAGACCTATAACGCTCTTCCGTTGAATTCTCTGCCGTTTGCGGTGAGTGCTGGGGAGCCAATCATTATCAACTTCGGAACAAGCTCTCAACAGCTTGTGCACGCTTCAGCGGCACTTCCGGCCACTGGGAGCCCCGTTGCATTGCCTGTCTTCCCGTTCGTTGCTGCGGGCACCTATCCCGCCTCTACGCCGGTCTCGTTTTCATATATCACCTTCACTGATGCCGTTGGCGTGTGGACGCGGGGCGATTTGATTAACGCCCTGATTCCGATTGGAGCTACGCAGGCTTTCTTGCAGTTCACAATCGTCAACCCAGCGACCGATGAGGTGCATTACCTCGGGGCTCCGCTGTTTGAGCCCGTCGCTTATTTGGGAACGTACTTTGATGCAAACTTCTTGCCCTCGACAGACTTCTTTTGGGAGGGCATTGCGAACGAGTCGATTTCGGATTACTATCCGAGCCTGCAATCGAAGCTCTCACGGCTCATCTCCGTAATGCCCGAATTCACTCCTATCGGGAGCACCTTCAGTCTGGTTACGATGCAGCGTGCCTTTACTAATGTGAATGAGATCGGTTAGATTTTGCTGCATGCAGAAAAGGTTCACGGTCAAACAAGAACAAGCCATCATCCGTCAATACGAGCGCGGTGATTCGACCTACAAAATTGCGGAACGGTTCGGTGTGGCAAATAGCACAACGATCATCAATGTTTTGAAGAGAGCGGGCATTCCTCGGCGACCCCGTTCGTTTTACTTTCCTCACAGCCCTTGGGTGACCACAGATGGGTACATTTGGGTGTGGGCCGAAGGTCCGTTAGCCGAGAGCATGTGTAATCACCGTGGGATGGTTTTGGAGCACAGGCTCGTAATGGCACAAAGTTTGGGTCGCCCTTTGCGAAGGGATGAAACTGTTCACCATATAAACGGTGACCGTCAAGACAACCGTCTTGAAAATTTGCAGCTTCGTCAGGGTAATCATGGGAGTGGTGCTGTATTTCGTTGTTTGGATTGTGGCTCCTA